GTTCTGAGCATTCGCCGTCAATTCGGACAGAGCGTTTTTGGGGTGAGGAAATGAATAAATAAGAGTGTCGTTAGCGGTGATCCGTTGACCTTTTTGTTCCGTTGCGAGATTATCTAAAAATTCTAAAATTCTGTCTAGAGGCACTCCGGTGTGTACTGACAGTTGTTGAGGAGAGATGATACCTTTGTTGGATTCATACAGCTGACTAAAGGAAGCAGTGACTTGAGTGGCCTCAAGAGCTTCTTGTTCTTTAGAGCGTTTCTGTTCTCCAAGCAGGGACATTCCTGCCAAAACTCCACCCGATGCCGCCAAAACTGACGAAAACACCTGTGGGGCAAAGGCAGCTGAAGACAAGCTTGCAACGACTGCGGTAGCCAAAGCACCGCTGAAAAACAATTTAGTTGGATGTTCCGTCATGGGTTTCAAAAGCAGTTTTCCAGTTATCGAGGGTGGGGTTTGATGCCCATTCTATCGGGGATGGCAGGCGTGAATCACCATAGGTCGCTCGATCCGTCGTAACGTCGAACGCCTTCAATCTTAGTCCAGTTACGACTGCTTTACCCCCAATCAACCTGGGTTCCACCCCACGAATCTTGAGGACGTTCTGGACGGTTTCTTTAAGGCGATCTACAAATCTTTGCTTAGCGGCATGCTTGTATCCATTTGATTTACAGAAATTTACATAACTTGCGTACAGTTCTATGTATGCATTCTTTACATATAAACCGCGTTCGCTCTCGTCGGTTGATGGGCGGAATGCACCACCACCAATCGAAGTCATTGAATTCGGCGCGAAGAGACAACAGTCGGAAAGCCACGCGCAGATCGGGTTGTTGAACACCAGAGCTTCGATGTCCGTGGCGTTCAAGGTTGGGCAGTGTTTTACCGGGTTGCTGAGAACGTCCCGCATATCGTCAAAGCTCATCGATAGAGCCCAGCTAACAATACCGGATAGTTCTGGTGCCAGTTCTCCTTCGACCCGATCCTCATAAACATTTATAAGATTCTTACGCTGAGAAGGCGGAACAACCTTGTCCATGACAATGGTCAGTCTTCGGCGCTCTAGTCCGCTACTGATGTCGGATGAGGATATGTGCTCGTTTGATGCAATACAAACCATCAACTCTGGTTTGAAGTTTATTGTCTGGGTGCCGTACTTCCTTTCAGCTCGTAGGGTATCGGAGGATGAAGTAAGTTTTTTAAGAGTATCCAGTCGCTTTGAGAATGAAGCTTCGTCAGTTAACAGGAGCAATCTCTTACCGATAAGATTATGGGTTTCAAATCTATTCGTTTCAATGGTTTCTAGATCGCTTGTGTGAGTCCCTCCGTAACCTGCCAGGGCAATCAGAATTTGCTGCAGCGTGGACTTACCCGTACCGCCGGGACCAATCAAGTGCAAGAATTTTTCGCCTGTAACGTAACCAGTTACGAGTGCTCGGAAAAACGCTTGGAGGATAACTACTTTCTCAGTGCCGACTGCGTGTTCAAGCCATGTCAAAAAGAGTGGGCATTTTGCTGCCGGATCGTAGTCGTAACCAAGCTTAGTTCTTAGGTATAAGTCTTTATGATTACCAGCACTGAACTGCTGTTTATCTGGATCTAAGATACCGTTCTTAAATGCAATGAAGCGGCGCCCTTTACTCCATATAGGTGTGCGTCCACCGTCAATTGACTTCAGCATCTTTGCTTTAAGGATTTGATATACCGAAGTGACGGTAGCTGATGTGTACCTAGGTAAAATGCCCGCCGTAATAAATGTATCAAGGGTCTTAACAATTCGGCGTTTAATATGTTGATCATCCTGTAGGTACCAAATACCTTGATCATCATCGTATGTAAAGAACTCATCTAAGATTGAATCAAACAAAAACTTGTCACCGTAATTATTAACAATTACGTCGGCAATATCGTTCTCAGAGAATTGCCTGTTGTTCGGCTGCAGATTAATCAGTTGTGTTGGCGTAGTCGGCGTGGTAACCATTTCTTCTAAAAGTTGTTGTTGTTCTGGGATTTTATCTGATGAAAAAATATCAAAAGCCAAGATGGAGTTTGTTGGCTTTGGTTTTGAACTGCTTATGTTATTTTTAATATCATCTGGGCACTGAGCGTCATAGATCTCCTTGTTGCTCATTTTTATCTTTTTCCAAGGAGCTATTTCACCGTTTTCAGCAGCGATTGAAATCGCGGGTTTTAGTGAAACTGCATCTGTGATGCTGTTGAGGATGCGGGTAAATTTGCCGTCTAGCTCAGGGGCGTAGTCATACAGAGCATAGAACGCACGGTGTGCTATGTCAAGAGGGTTCTCACGGACGGTCAGACCTGCTTCCTTTAGCCAGTTAGTCCACCCGATTATTTCTTTGAGGGCCATTGCCATGGCAAATGAACGGTCCTCTACCGGGTCTCCATCCAAAATTGATTTGACAGCGTTACTGACTAACTTAGATAAGTCAACTCCGTCGTAAGCTTGCGTAATTGTTAAGGCATCCTCTGGACTGCTTTCCGAACTCGCTTCTTTCGGTTCCGCTAAAAACGAGACATATGCTTGATCAATTTTATCTTCTGGTATGAACTTATCAGTTAAACAAATAACTTCTGAGTTGTCTTTTGCACCGTAGAACAAGTTAACTGTTGATGTTGCTCGACGATCTGAACCCGGAATTGCTGAGGATATTTTACGAGTGAACCATTGAAAAAACTCAGGATCAATTATTACTTTCTCTAAACCAAAAACTAAACGAAACCGAGGCCACTCCGGCGTGGAACTAGGCGAATAATAAGCATACGAAAGATATTTCTTGCATACGTCCAGTTCTAAAGCCTGCTCGACAGTAAGCTCTTGTTTCTGTACTTTATCCCCTTCTGTTGTTTTTCCATCTGCCTGGTTATCAATATCTACAATTATTAGACCCGCCTGAATACATCCCGTAGAGTCTTTAACTCGTTTACCGTTTATTAAATGCCACGCGCAAAGACCTGCGCCTTGATTAACTTGGTCCGCTATAAGATCTATAGATGTGTTAGAGGGAATCCAGTTTTCGTTAAAGGATTTAAAGTTTCCGCCTACACTTATCTTTCCAGTTTTACTGTTGACGTATTTGCGAACCTCTTCATTGATTGAACAAACAAAATTCATGGACTCACTCCGTTCACTCATTTTGCCATGACGAGGCAGCCCTCGCCACGGGCAACCCGACATTGATGGTTAAATTTGTTCGTAGTACTTGTGCAACACAGCCATCCACATCTCTTTATCTTTTTCAACTTCGCTCGGTCCAAACGTGAATACCTGCACAGAATAGTCTTTAATAGGCGTTGCTACTATGATGCGCGTCTTTTCGATCTTAGTTCCCAGACAGTGCTCAGCTGCTATAGCGTATGCAGCTAGTTGAAGTTTTGTTTTCTTGAGCTTGAACACACCGCTGACAAGAGCTTTGCGAGTTTTTTCGTCGAGCCCACTATTAGCTTTTGGAAATTTATAACTATATGGACCTGCCGACGTTTTAAAGTCTCCGAGGATTAGCTCTCCGGTAGCGTCTTTATAAACAATGTCAGGGCAGCCAGCATATCCGTGGCCAGTTACTTCATCGTAATAATGTATCCGCCCAACACCGTCATCCCCTACGAATTTGGACCACTGTGGTTGGTTGTAGGGCTTTTCTGACCACAGAATTTTTCCGCCTTCAAACAATTCATCGAGTTTCTCAGGAAGATCCTCCCAGAATGGCATCAATTCTGCGGAAGGTTTAACGGCTAAACCACGGATGTAGTTTTCAACTGCATTGTGTATCCAAGTTCCTCGGGCTGCTGCAGCATCTGCAACACCAGGATTCATCACATTCCAATGTGCCAGTTTCTGTTGAGTTTCTGCTGTCTGCGTGGCAGACAAAACACTTGTTACGGAAGGTAGTGGTCTAGGAACTCCCTGACAATTGTAATGACGAAGCCCATTTAACGTAAGTCTTGTCTGGGACACAACAACGTGTCGAATTAATTAAACTCTAGCGCATCTAAATCAGAATGCATTTACTGGCAATCGAGGAGGGTTAAAGCTGGTATTGTCCGGTCCTTCTTCGTCCTCGTCTTCATCTTGGTCCTCTTCTTCGTCGTCACCTAAGAAAAACTCAGATTTTTGATACCGAAAATCCTTCGTGTGGGCTTCCAGTTCCTCGCTCATACACATGCCTGCCATGTAAGATTCCACTACGACTTCTCCACATTCCTCAGCGGACCTAGGAGTACCGTCTGGTCCCACGCATTCCTGAAGAAGCTGGTTCGACACAGATAGAGCACAGAGTTTATCTAGTTTATCGTTTAGTTTAGTCAGATGATCCAAAACGGACTTCTGAAAAGCTTCAAATTTTTCTGCTCGTGATTTCATGTCGGCAGCTCCGGTAGGGCTCCAATGTCTTCCCAATTTACAGCATAAGACACCATCGTACCATCTCTCCACAATTCGGGTTTTTGGAAGACAAACCAACAAGCTGTCACCGAGTCTTTTGTTGATCCGATGGACCTGAACTTAGGGCGTGGGGACAAGACCACCATATTTGACAATTTATTCTTTAGAAGGAATGTTCTGCGTCGTGCTACCGGTTCGATAAACGAAAGCCTGTCCAAGACGGCGATCCCATTCGTCGCTATTTCCATACCATATTCCAATATGTATTCGCTTAGATCTTTCAAACCCATTGTTGAACAGACTACCCAATCAAATGCTTGTTCACGCATACTGACCCACCAATTTGGGTCTGTTATATTTTCAATATCGGTGTTAGTCGTTACGGTGTAATTGTGTCGTTGAAGTTCCGTAGATAAAGTTAAATCTGGGTCAAAAGGCACAAGCACAGAACCAGTTATAAATGTGTGCTTTACCAGGGTATGGGTGACACCGGAGGGAATCGTATAAAATTCGCTCATAAGGATCATGCTGGGATCCGAACTGTAATGCAAATCACCTTGTCTGTCCACAGGGTGTCTGCTAGATTTAGGCGGATCACATTAAAAACATGTTAAGTTTTGAATGGCTTGATACTGAACAAAACTTTATACATCAACAAGTCCTTATGGACGCTAAAAAGCTAGAGAAAGAAGATTTACTTAAATTATTTGATATGGTACACAAGCAGTCACTTATACGGAATAGGCTTTTTAGTGGCTTAGTTAAACACTGTGTACGAACTGGTGTAACTTTGCCTTCGTTTGATACGTTGCTTGCACCTCAGGAGATCAAACGTAAGCCTGTGTCTACCTGATTGCCATAAAAAAAGCACCGTTGGTACGGTGCTCGGACGGCTTCAACAGGGAATTGTAGCCTAGAAGTCAATCCCCAGGGCTTTGGCCTGTTCCTCTGTAAGCTCCATCGCTTTTTTGCGCTTGGGTTGCGGAGGGACGGCAGGAGCTTCCTCTGTATCCTTTGCGTTAGCGGACGGCAGCGAAGGTTGGAACCCTGAGGATCCTCCAATCTGCGAGGGGTTCTCGGCTGCAAACTGAGCCTTGATTGCCGCGTGGTCTGAACCTAAGGGTAGTTCCACCAAGTTGGCGCCGGGAATGTGCGACTTAAGACAATGTGCTGCAGACGAGGCGCCTTCGACCGCAAGCCACTCGTTGATATCCTCAATAAGTTTTTTCTCTTCT